TCATGATTGTGCCACCTTTCTATATCTAATTAAAAAGAGTGCGGTTAATATCAAAATAGTCATGATAGCAATCACAAATATATTGAGTATCTCTATTGGATTTATCCAACCAAATAGGAACCTAAAGACGATATCCGTTTCTCTTTTCAAGATGACCGTAGTTATGATGGTTAGTAGGGTAGCAGGGACAACCGATATGAGATAGAATAATACTTTTCGGAATACTCGATTAATATAGCTTATGCCATGCCATGCAAGACTCTTTTCTAGTCGTTGTGTAGCCCTTAAATCAAGACCAATAAACAAAGCAAACACAACTACAGACGTTACAATCAAAGCAGCTATAAAGAGCTTATCTTGATTATTTTGATTAATAACATAAACAGAAAAACCTTCTGATTTTAAGGATTGTATGGTTCTATCCATATTTCGTGAGTATAGTAAACTTGCTTGTGAATCGAGTAAGTCTTCAGTTAAAGCATCCCAGGTTGCTTGATTCATACTTAAATTAGAACCAATACTTGAATTCAACGGACTAGTAAAGACTTGATTACCTTTAGTCAATTTAACCGTGACACTTGACCCAGTATAGTTTGGAACTTCGATGGTATTATCCGCTATTGTGTCATCAATGACAATTTGTATGTTTGATTGACTATGAGAGATTAATAGTTGATTTCGATCAAATACTTCTAGTAAGACATTATTGAATCGTGATTTTAGTTCTAACTCGTCAACGAGTTCATCAGAAACAACATAGAAATTCGGTGATTGGAGTGAAACGGTTTCTTTATCAATAAGCCCTACAATCGTCAAATTCATACCTTCAGTTTGGATCCCGACATGATCGAACCCAAATAGTAAGGTTTGATTTAGAAGAGGTCTGTAAAATGCTAGGTCTTCCCTTTGAATTGCGAGAAGGATTTCATATTTATTTCTAATCGGTTGTCCTTCTATAATCTCATTGAAATCCTCTTCATAAATATAGATTTGTCCATCTAAACTCATATCCTGATAACTAGACTTCATATAGCCATCTAAAAATATGTCATTATAGATGACTTTGCCATTGAGACTGTTTAAGAAATTCTTATCTGTATTAGTAAATCCCGAATTATCCTCTTTCATAATGATTAAACGATTTTGATATAACTGTGAAAAAGATGGATTTGAGTTCGGGTTCTCATTAAAATAGACATTCAAACCCGAAGCTAAACCAAGTAACATCATTAAAGCTATAATGAATGAAAAACAATTTAGAATGAAGGCAAATGGTGAGCGCTTGATTTGTGTTAAAGGATTAGGAAATATCCTATTATGTGAAATTGGGGTTATGGATTGATCTATCAATTTACGTTCAGTTTGTTCAATCTTAATCGTTCCATCTACTAACTCAATGATTTGAGTTGCATGTTCTTTTACTAAATCTGGATTATGAGAAATGAAAATGATTGTTTTATCTTTGATGTGTGAAAATAAGCTAATAATGTATTTCGCATTGATTTCATCTAAACCTTGTGTTGGTTCATCCGCAATTATGATTGGTTTATTTGTTAATAAAGACGCAATCACAGATACACGTTGGATTTCTCCCCCTGATAGATTCTTTAATTTAGTGTTAATTTTGTTTTTCAAATTGACAAGTTCTAATAACTCATGGATTCGACTGACCTCATTTGTTCTATTCAAAAGGTTTTCAAGAACGGTGAATTGTGGTATCAATTGATGCTTACTATGAATATATTCAACTTGTTCACATGACTGATTAGTCTGTTTTATGTTATCAATGGTATATTCACCTTGATAATCGGTAATAATACCAGCCATTATTTTTGCTAAAGTGGACTTACCACTGCCTGATTTTCCCCTAATAAGGACAAATTCATTGGCTTTTAGATTGAATGAAATGTCATGGAGTACCTTTTGATAATACGATTTGTTTGTATAGTAATAATTGAGATTCTTTATTTCAATCATGGTGACCTCCAAAAATTTGATAAGTAGAACGTTTAATTAATTAACCAATAAGTTTATAATAAAAACCAACGTATGCTGTTTTACCATTCCATTGATCAGGATTCTTGATACGAACTCTATATTCATAGTAAGAATCTATTACGTGATCTGAAATAGTTAGTGTGAACTGAGTAACTTTACCACTTCTACCATCGTTGTTAGGAGCGATTATGTAAAATGCTCCACTATCGACATCGTCATCATTCAAGTAAATATTGATCAATGTCGTGTAAGCGCCAGTAGATCCCCACGGTCTTCTCTCTAGATAAAGATTAACTGAATTTCCAGTTAGTTGAGTAAAATGTAGGTCCATATAAACATAACTATTTGAACTGTTGACAGAAAAACTAGCTTCACTTCCATCACCAATTGAAATGGTTTGATTATTATTTACGAATCCATCATAGATATGAGCTTTTGTACTTACAGAAGATAACATAGTAACAAAACCGATTGCTAACACAATAAGAAATTTCTTCATTTTTTCTCCTTTTTTACGTTCTACTTATCAATTATATTATATCTTATTTTTTACTAATGTCAATTTTTCATTAATTTCGTTTTTAAACTTTTTAGCTAAATATTTGCACATTTAGTTACGATTTTTTTGGTTACACACGAAATAATTATTATTTATATAGGATAATGTTAAGATTTATTTTAGAAGTCAATTGCATCGAAATTCTAGTACAACCAGATGTAATGTACTTGATAAGTAAAGTAATTTATGCTTTTAATGGTTCTTTATTGCAAGATTAATCATGATTTTAAACTTTCCTTATATTCTAAAATATGTAGGTTTTTATTACTTTCTAAGTCTACTGTTACATATTAACAGTATGACTAAACTGTATTACCAATAATCAATAACCCTATGTAATCTATAACCATTTTGCTGGATACAGAAAATCCTTGAGGATTATTATCATCATGTGTACCTGCATAATTAATCCCAACTACTTTTAGATCAAAGTTTAGAAGCATTCCTCCACTAGAGCCACTATTTGTCTCAGCAGAGTGAATTACTGACAAGAATTCATTTGTTTTTACTTCACCATATCTATCAGTCGTTTTTGTTTTGTTGTACTTAATTACACTACCTATTGAAACAACGTTTCTCTCTCCAAGTGGATTTCCTATTGCGATGATGTTAATACCTACTTCTATCTCACCATAAACTATCTCTAAAACAGTTAACACTGTTTCATTTTTACTAAAAACAATAATTGCTAAATCAAGCTCATAATTCATGCTACCTTCATAAATAAAAGCACTATACTTATTTTCAAAATAATCCACTACCTCAATAATCTGATACTTATAGTCCTTGTGTTTATCAACTACATGATAATTAGTGATTGCGTAATAATAATTTTCTGTTTCATAAAAAATTACTCCACTACCGCTGTAGATATTTTTAGTAGAGAAAATCCATTCATTGTCAAACGAAATGTTGTTAATTAGGATATTTCCCTTTTTAGATTTCAATAACTCAGTTTCATCAATACTTTCAAAATCTTCAATGATTGAGGGTACATAGGGTTTAAAGGTAATATCATTTATTTGATATTCATCCAATGAAGGTGCTTGAAAGTCGAAATCATAATTTGATTTACACCCTTGTAAAATAAATATATTTAAAATTAAGATGAGAATCAGATATAGTTTTTTCAAAATATTGTCCTCCAAGTTTGCTTTAAGTAATAAGACAAACTATAAAACAATTTTTACGAAGTTTGGTAAATTCCACTCAGTCTGAAACGGATTTGATGAACCGTTATTTTCTTCAAGCACTGAACAGGAATTAATCTCGTTAATAAAGCTTTGTTTAATGCTTTTTTCTAGGTGATTGGCTAGATTTGTAAGATTCGCGTGTAATGAACCACTAATGCGCCCTTCTATATTACATTCTTTGAAATCCAAATAATTTAACAGGAATCGATTATGACTAACTGCATTACGTAGCTCAGCTAAAGCTTTTAAATTCTTTGATTCAAATAATGTATCTGGGAAAATAGAATGAATGTCTTCTTCAGAAAGATCCATTACTTGTGCTATAAGATCAGAAAATAATGTCTTATCTAGTGCTTTATACAATTCTATCTCACTTTTAAGTGTTTTAGCAATTTTTGGTGTTATTTTCAATTGATCCATTTCATCTGAGTATTTATTATCTATAAAAGCTCTTACCTTTTCTTCTATTAAACCGATATACTTATAAAGAACTTTTCGGATACGTTTATCGTAGCGATAAGTGGTTGCAATTTCACAATATTTGATTTTTGAAGCCGTATAACTACTCAAATACGAATATATTGAATGATGCAGATTAACACCCTTCAAATTCAAATAGTGCTTAGCTTTATCTATTTCTTCTAGTTTAATATCGATAATTTCAATAAACTCATGTGCTTTCATAGATACGCCTTATTGAAAATACTCATTCAGTGTTTCTAAGAAAACTGAAAATGATGGTATCTCTTCATTTCTAGTTAAGTGCAGATTTTTATTATGCAAGTATCTTACTTTGAAGTCTTCCCAGTAACCTTCATCTTTGATTCTTTTGAACTTAGCACTGTAATTTTTTGTCTTTCTGACTTCATTCCACAAATATCTACCAGAAGTCTTTTCATAAATCAATTTGTAAAGATTACCATTATTTCCTTCTATCATTATTGCTACATCAAAAGAAAATTCAAGTTTTCCACCTAACACTAATTTAGATGTTATAACAGACGTTGAATTGCTAGCATATTTAAAACTAAGTTCGGGATTGACCTCATTAAATGCATTTATCAATATGTTCTTTATCTTCTCAGGATAAGAACTCAGTTCCTGTTTATCTTTTTTTAGAATAAAGTTATAATCCAAATCAAAAGGACCTCTTTCACCATTTCGAGTGATTAATCTTTTTTCACCACTTCCAATAAGTCGATATTCAAAAGTAAAATATTCTTTGACACTCTTTTGTACATTAAGAATAATATCTTCACATGCTTTCGCAAGTGAGTCTCTTTCTTCTTTTGAAACATATTTATACATATCAATACATCTCCTTTACATTTGATTTTGGTTTCCAATAATGTCCTTGATAGATTTTGGTAGGATTGTTTTTACACCGAAGAATTCAAAAATCTTATGATGTGTAAATCCAATCACATCAATCTCAATCAACTGATTTAAGTAATCAAAATCATCTACTTCATTATTCTTTCCTGAAGGCCGAATATAGTTCAATGTTTCATATTCCCATTTGTCTAGAGTATCTTTTGATTCCATGGACTTGTTTCTAATACAGTAACCTTGGTAAGCGTGTCTTGTTTCATGAAAAGCTGTCACGATTACCTCAATCCAAGGTGATTTCCCAACCAATTCTTCATAAAATATGATTTCATCAGATTCAAATACATACATTCCAGTAATCTCTCTATTTGAAACTTCTTCCGGATTAAAGAAACTGATATGCGGTTCTGGTATGTTTAAAATCTTAGCTACAATCTTGACACCACTAATTGCTACTTCATAATTATTCATTTTGCTATCCAACTCTCAAATGTTTTTAATTTTCTCATATCATTTTAATTGTATTATTAATCACTAATTTTTTTGAAAAAGCTAAGCATGCTCCTTCTATTGCTCCACCAATAATTGTTGGAATAATAAAGAAAAGTATAATCCACACTAAAGCTGGCAATGGAACAGATAAAGATTTAAGTGGTTCATAAAACTCATTAAGTATTGGAAATAGAAAAATAGCACTGAATAGCTCTCCAATAATAAATGCTATTAAAATAAATAAACCTGTATTCAATATTCATTCCCCCTCACCGTCAACATGTATAATTTAATTATAACATCACACTTAATAGAATAAAAATAAAAAATGACCACACCTGATTGAAAAATAAGGTATGGTCATATACTATTTTTTAAGTTGTTCTTGAATAATTTTCTCAGCTGCAGATAAAGTTGCTCTACCCTGCATCTTATTGCGAAAGAAATGTAGTCATCAATGATGGCTTCTATCTTGGATTGATTGGTCTCGACAAACTCAACTGCTTTCTCTGTTGAACCTGTCAAATTGCTCACCCACTAGCTTAATCTTGAAACAACAGCGAGTTTCTTATCATCCCCCATTAAATATGCTTCACCTTTTTCCTTGGCAAGCCTATTCTTTTCTTCCACAATCATGATGAATTCTTTGATGGTTTTTTGAACACTTTCATCAAAGACAACTTCTTTTGCTTTGGTAACGAGTTCAGAAACATTCTCCGCAGTGTTCTTGAGGTCTTGTTTCACCTCTTTAATCACATCACTCAGCGATTGATCCTTACCCATCTTAGATGTCACATAGAGAGCTAGTAACAATAGCGACGCTATTAGTAATACGATTTCAAGTGTTGTCATTATCTCTTCCTCCTAGGCGTTTATAGATATTAACTTGTGAGCTTACAATCTTAATACATGATGTTCAAGAACATTGAAATCTTTCTTTAATGATTTGATATCCTGTGCTTGCATCTCTAAGAGATTAAGCATCTTTATGTTTAGTTTCTCAATCGTCTGCAGATTGGTCAGAATCTCATCGTTATTCGTTTTATTCTTTTGTTCCTGACAATTGAACTTCTTGATAGTCGCCATTATTACAACCACCATGGTTACAATCCAATACAACAGATTTTCCATTCTAAATAGACTGAGGATGCTTTCCCAGTTCATGGTTAATCACTCTCGATGATTCTGATTTTTATCTCCAATTCTGAACATGCTAAATTCCTCCTAATGTTAATAATATATATCACTCAAAAGAGAGATAATATCAAGAAAAAAAAGCCACCTAAGTGACTTAATATTTTTTGGTGGTGGTGAAAGGCATGACCCTCTCGACTCTGAAGCAACAAGAACTGGTTTAAAACATTACAACTTTATTGATACTAAATTCTTGGACCCCACCAACAAAGCCGTCCACCTCAAACTAAGTTCTACCATAATTTCGACCTCCATTGATTGAATGCTTATTCTTATGGTGAGGCTTAGGAACATAGCCACCGCAAATGTTGCGATGTATTGCCAGCCTTGCTTCATATTAATTTTATCACAAAGATTGGCAATTTTTACACAAATTTAGATTTTCAAAATTATTGCCTTCCATTTTTTAATTGCCACCCTGTACGGTACCCTAATAGAAAACTAATGCTAGACCCGGGGGAGTATGTCATTAATAATTTGTTTAAAAAGGTTCCATATTGTGTCTACTTCTTGTTGGTTTGGAATATACTTTTCTCTAAGTACTTTATCTGGATGTATATAATTTCTAAAGTCTCTGAGAACATGCGCCATATGAAAATTACGATTGCTTAGTATGCCGATACTTTGTGCATAATCAATCATTTCTTGGAGTTTACATTCAGACACTTTTTTAGGCTGTTTGCCTGGTAATGTGATGTTAGTCACTCCATGTTCGATATAATAATTTAGAAGTAAAGCTTCAATGATACTACCAGCCATGACGATTGCAGATTTTTGATTATTAATGATAATAGAATTAACGCATTCATTCACATCGTTGCTTATAATATCTGCATATTCAGTGTTCTTAATATTGCTAATTTGTTTTATTAAGTCGCCATCATAACCTAACGAAATATACTGTTTTAGTGTAAATTGTGATTTATCCTTGTTCATCAAAATAACTTTGTTATTATGATTAAAAAAGTCAACGATAAAAAGATTGAGATAATATCCTTTAGGAGTAAAACTTGAATCAATATACTCAAAATATCTTAACTCAACCATCTTATTAAAATCGTTCTTATCAACTAATGTGTTTAATATTTTATCAAAATGACTATATCCTGTTAAAGAAAAATATCCATTTGAAACTGCTTCATATATACTCTTAATAACTAAAACACGTTTAATAGGTTCATCTAGAATATACTGAAGTGCTTGCTTTCTTATTAAATTTTCGTTTCTAATTGAAACCAAGTTTTTATAGTATAAATCTTTGCTTTCATCTATTGAATAAGCCTCAGCGAATAACTTCTCAGCTTCTATATATTGATTTTGCTTATGATATATAACTCCTAGATTATTCAATACAGCAGAATTAGATTTGTTTTGCTCTAGAATATAACTGTAGTATTTTTGCGATGCTCTCAGATCAGATTTTTCATTTAGTGATACCGCTAATTCAAATAACTTAGACGAATATCTATAGATTTGATTAAAATCAATAGTTTTACATAATTGCTCCAAAAGAATGCTTTTTTCAGCGAATTCTGTATCTACAATTAGAGATATCAATGGATCAATTATTTGCTCGAATAATACCTGTAAATCTTTGTCATATAACAAGTTAATATTTTTTTGCAGATGATCTGTAATCATTTTACATGTTTCATAGGACATATGATCAACGTCTTCTGAAAATATACAAAAATTATCAGTCGGATTGGAGTCATTCATTATCAAGTTATAAATAGATAGATACATATCTTCTATTCTCTTAAAATTATTAGCCATATTATATATCGCAACAGCAACATGAATATTGTCTTTGTGTTTTTTGCTGTATTGTATTAAGTTATTCAAATGTGATGATGTATACCTTATTAGGTCAAATGTTTCAGAGGGTTTGTATAAATAAAGCGCAAGGATTGCCTTTACATGTGTAGCATCAAAATTCTTGTGCTTAATTTTTGATAATTCAGTTAAATACTTACTCATTACATTATCAAATAATAAGTCCATTTTAGAGTATGGACTTCCAAAAAAATCTTCCAATATATTGTTAACAGGAACTTTTAAAATATACTCTATTGCTTTATCAAAGTCATTAAGTTTGAAATATGAGTATGACAACAATACGTAATGACAGTATGTCAAACTATTATGTGTATCTTTCGTCAAAATCTCTAAGCATATTTCCAATGATTCGGAATACATAGCCAATTCGATTTTGGAAATGCCTCTTACTAACTGTAACTGAAGGTATCCATTCAAATCATCGTCCATAATCTCTTTTGCATGACTATTGATTATCGTATCAATTAATTTATGTTCATTTTTTTCATATAGAACTTCAATCAATTTATAAACATTGCTGGCGGTTATTTTACTGTCAATTATTTGTGGCCCATTTCCTCGGCTATAATTATTATCAATTTTCAAAAGTTCTGTAATTATCTCAGTAGATTTTGGATGTTCAACTAAGCCTTCATTTAAAAATCTTTCTTTAATATGGTTATCATCAATCAAATTGGTATATTTTACATACGCTATATGAAATGAAGGTTTTCTTCGAGTTGATTCTAAATAGAATCGTTCAGCGTCTTTTTTGTTACCTTTCTTGTATTTATAGTTTGTATTTATCTCGCCGAGTAGATAATAGAGTCTTGAATACTCATTTTCAGGTAATTCAGTGAGTAAAGTCTCATTTATCATTTTGATGGCAGATTCAAAATCGTCTGAATCCATCAAAACAAAAATCTCATCATAATTTAACACGAATAAAACCCCCTCTATATTGTACATTATATCAAATAATGTTTATTTCATTGAGGTTTTTCAGGATTTATTAGGTTTCCTTCATTATCAAACTTAACTTCTTTACTAAATCGTTTATGTTCCTTATTGTGACAATCCCTACAAAGTAACTCTAGATTATCTTGACTAAGGCTAATCGCTGTATCATTTACGTTATGAATTGATAGTCTATTTTTATGATGAACTTCAATACCGATTGCTCCACAACGCTCACAAAGCCCGTTGACTGTCACAATCTTTAACTCACGAGCAGCTCGCCATGAATCAGATTTATAGAAGTTATGCAGAACCTTTGGCTTTTTCATATGTACCCTTAAGTTCAGCTGCTTTTGCTTCCACATGTTCCCACCGAACTGGTAAGTCTTCTCTTCCCATATGTCCGTACTTTGCTAACTCCTGGAACTTCACTTTTTCGAACTCTAGCTCTTTACGAATGTTTGTAGGAGTGAAATCAAAATGTTGATTCAATAGTTCTAATAATTGATCATCAGATAACTTACCAGAACCAAAGGTATCAATTGAAACTGCAACTGGGTTTGCAACACCAATAGAATAGGACACACAAACTTCGCACGTGTCGGCCAATTCTGCCTCCACAAGGGCTTTAGCTACGAATCTGGCATAATAACTCGCACTGCGGTCAACCTTGCTTACGTCCTTGCCAGAAAAGGCTCCACCACCATGTTTTGCGTAACCACCATAAGTATCAACGATAATCTTTCTACCAGTCAATCCGGAATCACCATAAGGTCCACCGATGACAAATGCTCCTGTTGGATTAATTAAAATATTGATACCACTTAGGTCTTTACCTATCAGTGGTTTAAGTACTTCTTCGATAATGATTTCTTTTGCTAATGACAAAGTCGCTTCAGGTCTGGTTTGAGCTGAAACGATAATCGTATCATATGCGAATGGTTGTCCATCTACATACCGTACGGATACTTGGCATTTGCCATCTGGACCGAAGATATGATTATACTTAGCTTTTCTAAGTGTATCTATTTCTTTGGATATTTCATGTGCAACCATAATAGGTAGTGGCATGAGCTCTGGTGTTTCACTGCATGCGAATCCATACATCATGCCCTGATCACCTGCACCTTGCTGATGATATATAGTTTCATTTACACCTAATGCGATGTCAGGTGATTGTTTGGAAATCTTTTCGAGTACACAAAATTCATCAGTGTATCCGATATCTTTAAGTACTTGTTTTGCTATTTCAGAATATTGAACTGAAGCTGTAGTTGTTACCTCACCAAAAATAACTACTAAATCGTCCTTGATTGCTGTTTCTACTGCCACTCGTGCAGATTGGTCTTGTTCCAGGATAGCATCTAGGATTGCATCACTGATCTGGTCGCAGATTTTATCCGGATGTCCACTAAATACTGACTCGCTTGTGATGATTTTCATATTGTCCTCTTTCTAGCAACAAAAAGGAAGCTGATGAGCTTCACTAGATTGCTTTGAATGTTATTTGTTATTTTAGTGCTGCTTTTGGTAAGTAAGCTGTATATCTAGCATAATGATATCCTTCGCTTTCAACTAGGATACCAAAATCGTGTGAATCGGATGTTACATAGATACAGTGGAATACTTCATCTTGGACACAATACATGTGTTCAAGATTCTCCTTAATAAAATCGTAGTCATTCAACGGATCCTTGATGAAGCATTCGAATAGGTCTTTATCGATGATGATTTGTTTTTCGATGACGAATTCATCATGTGGAATGAGTTCTGTTGATGTTGCTTTTCGTATAAAATTTGTTTTCATGTTTTTATCCTTTAGTCAATCTTCCATGCAGTATAGACACTTCTATATGTGCAATCCCAAGTATCCATGATAACGCCATCTTTACATACTGTAACATGGCCAGTCATCTTGAGAATATATGTCCCGCGCGTATAGAGACCGGTAAAAGTGGAACCCTTCAATCGCGGTTCACCTTTGACTGCTTTGAATATGAGTCTAGGTTTTCCTTCGAAATATTTGTATAAGAACTCAGTGTCTTTGTAGCTCTTAAAATTCCAATCTCGCTTGAGTTGATTCAGTTCACGTCTGCATTCCATATAATCTTTGTTTAAGGCAGTGCTAACTGCTCTCACTACACAATCGGTTGTTTTGATACCTTTAGGATGCGCATTGTATTCTATAAACATTACTTTGCCCATCCTTTGTTGAACCATTTCACTAGTTCTCTTGATGAGTCTGTTTGAAAGACTGGTTTTTCAAATCCATCAAGTCTTTCGAATACTGTGTATCTTGAATCGTTCCACACACAATCGATTTGAACCACGAAGAGGTTATTGTTGTTTTCAATGTCCGCAATTCTAAAATCATCATAAAGTGGACCGTTGAGTGGGCAATTGTTCTTGAACCAGCCATAACTAGTTTCAAGGTCTACCTTCCCACCTGTTTTGATTTGCTTGATGATGTTTCCCATCTTCTTTGTTTTGTTTGCTAGACTTGAATCTCTGCAAAACCAATCGAACCATCCAGCTTCGATTTGAGCTTTGGTATCAGGCTTATCAAATTCACCTGTGTTAAATCTTTGAATCCATTCTGATAACTTGATTTGTTTATCCATTTTGTGACCTACTTTCTACCTTTTGGTATGTATATATATCACTCTAAAGACCTTTTATATCAAGTCATTTCGACGCTAAATCTTCACTATAGTGATAAGTTTTGAAAGTCATCAATCGTGTTGAGTGATGTCTTCTTACCTTTACGGATCAGATAGCAATTGTCACTTGATCCTTTATGTCTGATGTATCTTTTCACAATAACATCAACAAATCTTTCATCTAGCTCCATCAAGTATGCCTTTCTTTGAAGTTGATCAGATGCAATCATCGTTGATCCAGAGCCACCAAACAAATCTAATACATTCTCATCGACTCTAGATGAGTTCGCTATTGCTCTACCACAAAGTTCTAGTGGTTTCATGGTCGGATGGTCATCATTCCGCTTTGGTTTGTTGTATTCCCAGATAGTATCTTGTGTGCGGTCATCAATAAAGTAATGTGCTGCACCTTCTTTCCATCCATAAAGAATAGGTTCATGTCGCCAGTGATAATCTTGTCTGCCTAGAACAAGTGCATTCTTAACCCAAACTAGACATTCAGCTAGTTTGAATCCTGCATTCTTATAAGCTGTTCGAAAGTTGATACCTTCAGTATCTGCATGACAGACATAGATAGCACCGCCTTCTTTGGTTGCTTCAAACATGTTTGTAAAAGCATCCAATAAAAAAAGATAGAAGCTGTTGTCTTCCATCTTGTCATTCTTAATCTTTCCAGCTGTTCCTTCATAGTCAACATTGTATGGTGGATCTGTGAAGATCATATCAATCTTTTGTCCATCAAGGAGTTTGTGAACATCATGTTTCTTAGTGGAATCACCGCACATGACTTTATGATTACCTAAATGGTAGATATCACCAAGTTCAGAATATGGTGTGTCACTGATTTCATCTGATGGGTCAAAGTCATCATCACTTGCATTATCTGGTACATCTGAATGTAGTTCCTCAAATCCGAATTGAAGCATATCCATATCGATATCTTCGAGTTCTTCTTCAAGCTTGCTGAAGTCCCATGTTGCAAGCTCTGCTGTCTTGTTATCTGCCAAACGAAAGGCCTTAATTTGCCCTTCTGTGAGGTCATCAGCAACAATGCAAGGAATACTTACTAATCCAAGTTTAAGGCTTGCTTTGAGCCTAGTGTGGCCAGCAATGATTACCAGATCCTTGGTGATCACAATCGGAACCTTGAATCCAAACTCTTTGATACTATTGGCTACAGCATCAACTGCTGCATCATTATTTCTTGGGTTGTTTTCGTATATTGACAACTCCGAGGGTTTCTTCATCACTATGTTCATTAATCCAGGTTTCCTCGCCTTTTTCTATGCGTTTGAGCATGATATCTATTTCTTCTTTACGTTCGTTGAACTCACGTCCGAATTTGATAATTAATAAGTATTTGAGTGCATTAAAATCGGGGAGTGATTTCTTCTTGGTTTTCACAAGACGTTTTTTCGTACCCGATGATGTTTCTTCAATGATGGTTTGTACTTCCTCATACTCCATACCAACTGCTCGTTGAAAGAGTGCATCCATGAGTTTATACTTCAGTTCATCATCGCCATTAATAAATGCTTGATTTAACCTGGGATGCGAACGCTTCAATTTGATGAGAGTGTTCTCACTTACGTTCATGGCTTTGGCGATATCCTTTTGGATAATCCGCCTTGCTACCATGTCTTGAATACTTTTTATTCGTTCATCAAGTACTCCATCAGCCTCCCATTGCTGATATGTATCCAGTACCTTTGGCACATCGATTCCAACCTTTCAGGGTTCAGTAAATTTATCAAAAACTGAAGTTATCCAAGGGTTGAATACTACATTTTTATCTGCAAAAGAAAAGAAACTCCCATATTTGAGAGTTTCTATCTTCTAGGCCTTATTGAAAGCCAGTATTCCACGCTATTTGTAGTATATGCAATAAGTCAATTTTTGTCTACATGCCAGTGGCACAATAATTCATTAAAACCTTGATTTTCCTTGTTTTTAGCCCTATCACTTGATAACCACTTGCCGACCACTTGAACGCTAGTTATTGACTAATTGACAACCACTTGGCGTTACTGTTCACAAGTATTATCGGTAAAGATATAGAAAAACTATCCTCTTGTTAAAATAAAACAGACTAAACTTTAACTATTTTAATTTTCCCCTGTTCAATCAGTCGATAAAAAGAATTAGGATAGATTCTATTGATCATTTGTTGAACTGAAGAAGTGACATCAGACTTGAGATTTTTTCCATCATAATCAGAATAACAAAAGAAAATGTTCTTCTTTTTGTTAAAAAAATTTAAAACATTGCTGTAATAGTCATTATCAAATATGTTCAATGAGGTTCCGTAAAACACTACAAAATTATCATCTGCATCAATCAATGTCGATATAGGTGGAATATCATTTTGTAGTCGTCTATTTGATTTTGTAAATCTTTCAAAGCTAGACTTAGTGTTTGATTCAGCACTAATACCGAATATAGGATGATCTAATAATGACCCGTGAAGATTATGAACTTTAACTTCTTTACCTTTAAATTCATCTATAAGCGGTGTGTAATTAAATGAAAATACATAAATAGGTTCTTCCCTGATAGTATTATTAATCAATTTCTCAAATAAAATACTTTGGTTTCCATAATATGAATCTTTTAGATCGCTTACTTGCTTTATGACATATTTTGAAAATCTTTCTTCAAAATGGTTTAGCTCACTAATTAATTTATCGATAAACTCGCTATCACTTACTACTTTTGATTTAAATAATTTTCTAGGGAATCCTTGGCGAGAGAAAAAACTTCCATCATCAAAATATCTTTTATAGAGCATATACGAGAAATACCAATCTTTATCTGGATTTCCCCAGGAATCACAATCTAAAAAATCATTAATTTTATGAAGAATACCTTCCCAAAATCCAGATTGAATAGACTGATTCATTTTTTCTTCAACGTCACACCAGAGATCACTATTCATATTTGGTGAGTGTGTTATAAAATATAAATCCCACACTGTGAACTCTGATTGCTCTATCGCAGCCCTAACATTTGAATCAAATGAGAAATCACTATGCATTGAAGCTGACAAGTTCTTATACCATGGATATGTTTGTTTACACCAACTAAAAAAATGTGAGTATTTTGTTTTAAGCCCACACTGAAGGTCAAATCCATTACCCAAAACAAATATTGTTCCCATATATTTACCCCAATCAAGAATATTAGTTATCTGATATAATCCATAAAAATTGTGTTTTATAGACCAAAGAAACGATTAAAGAATTCAACTAATTTCTGAAGTACATTCATTTTCTTTTCACTTCGACTTTGACCGCCGGTAGCACGAAACATCGATACTGGAGGAAGCACCTTAACAATCGCAGTACCATTCTCACGGATTTCTCCATTTTTGAATGATTCATCGATAAATTTTCTTGTCTCTTCAGGATTTAGCTTTTCATCGATGATAATTTTATCCAACTCTTCTTGCTTCTTCTGATTAATGTATGTTTTCCATTCGTCTGCAACCGACTGATCAACAGTCAGTGACTTGATAAAGTCAATGATCAAATCTTTCTTATTTCTTAATGATGGTGATGAATCAATGGCTTTATGTATTTCAACTTCTTTATCTTTCGAATTATCCTCATGGAACTTAGCAACTAACATCAAGATGTAGTCAATGTTCACTTCAACAGATTTGACAAGCTCGATTTCAAATTCAATCTCATCTGTAATAGGTTCAGCGTCCCCATCAACTTTTTTCTTGTATTGTTCATAAATACCTAAGTACATGCCCTGATAATCTTGGAAATCAAAATCACTTAATATTTCATTTCCTGTAAAATCATCAAATGCTTGAAGTATGTTTTTGGTTTTTAATATTTGATTAAATAGTGATATAAAAGCCTTCTTCAATGTTTCGCTAAGTATTTCTGTGCCTATTGGAAATTGATACAATAACTCATTAACTAAGTTCTTGTATCCCTTAAAACCTTCATAACCATTGTAATACTCATTGAATGATTTAAGTAAAACGACTCCTCCAGCATCCTTGTCACCAAAAATACTAATAGCTTGATTCACTTGTTTTTCAAGGTTTCTAAAGCACACAACATTGCCAAATGTTTTGATGGAATTAAGAATTCTATTTGTACGAGAGAAAGCTTGGATCAGTCCATGAAGTCTTAATTTCTTATCAACCCAAATGGTGTTTAATGTTGTAGCATCAAAACCGGTTAAGAACATATTTACTACTATTAGGAGATCGACTTCCTTATTTTTTACACGAAGGCTTAGATCTTTATAGTAGTTTTGGAATTTATCACTCGATGTGTCGTAACTTGTTCCAAACATTTGATTATAGTCTTTGATTGCTTCTTCTAAAAAGTCACGTGACCCTTTGTCTAAACCATTTGTATTTTCGTTATTTTCTTCTTCAAAACCATCGAGTTCTTCATTTGCACTCCAACTAAAAATCGTAGCAATCCTTAACCTTAATGCAGGTGACAATGACTCTTGTTGTCTCTTAAATTCAAGATAATAACGCTTAGCAGCTTCAATTGAAGCAGTAGCGAAAATTGCATTAAAACCAGTTATCTTTGTTGATAATCTTTGTTCCTTGCTAATGGTTAATCTTGATGCATAAGTGCTTTTTGCAACTTCTTCAACATTTAATAGTCTTGAAAAATCGTATGCTCTTTCATTACGCTTTGTCTTTTGAGCAAAATGTTCGAGAGTATAAGAGACATTCTTTTCAATATGTCTAGGATCTAGAAGTGCTTCTTCTTTTTTAATGTTGTAAACCTCTTCAGAATCATCTATATCATCTAGGGCTTTCGCTGTATTAAGATAATCAATTCTAAACGGAAGAACGTTTTGGTCGTGAATTGCATTGACTATTGTATAAGTGTGAAGTTTCTTGCCAAATACCTGCTCAGTAGTCTTTAGTGTTGGGAACTTATTGTGAGTTGTTGTGTTAATCGCAAAAATCGGTGTTCCCGTGAACCCGAAAATATAGTATTTCTTAAAGTTTTTAATGATTTCTTTGTGCATATCACCAAATTGAGAACGATGACACTCATCAAAAATCAAAACAACATCATCATTAAAGATAGGATGTTTAGGATTCTTAGATATGAAAATACTCAATTTTTGAATGGTAGTAATGATAATTTTTGAATTAACATCTTCTAGTTGTTTTCTAAGTACAGCAGTACTAGTATTCGAGTTTGCAGCTCCTTTTTCAAACTTATCATATTCTTTCATAGTCTGGTAGTCTAAGTCTTTACGGTCAACCACAAAGAGCACTTTTTTGATGTAGTCTAGTTCAGACGCAATACGGGCAGTTTTAAATGAGGTCAGTGTTTTACCTGAACCTGTTGTATGCCAAATGTGTCCACCGGCATCAATCGTTCCAGCAGTCTTTGCGTTATGTGCGATGTTGATTTGGCTAATTATCTTCTCAGTAGCAACTATTTGATAAGGTCTCATAACTAGCAGCATATCATCGACTGTAAAAATACAATATTTTGTCAATACATTGAGGATACTGTGTTTTGATAAGAAAGTCGCAGCAAAATCATATAGATCCAGAATGTTCTTATTCTTAGCGTCAGCCCAATAACTCGTAAACTCAAAGGAGTTACTTGACTTCTTTTTATTGGTGTTACTATTTTGATTTTCTTTATTCGCTAGTTCTCTCGTGGTATTAGAATAGTACTTAGTTTCTGTTCCATTTGAGATAACGAAAATTTGAGCAAATTGATATAGACCATTGTCCGCCCAGAAACTATCTTTTTCATACCGTCTAATTTGGTTGAACGCTTCTTTAATTGAAACACCTCGACACTTTAATTCAACATGGACTAATGGTAATCCATTGACTAGGATAGTGACATCATAGATGTTTTTATAGGTGCCTTCCACTTCGTACTGATGAATAACTTGAAGCGAATTATAGTGTATTTGCTTTTTATCAATCAAACGAATATTTATAGAAGTACCATCGTCTTTTTTTAGGTTATAAATGTAATCTTCTTGTACCTTACGTGTTTTTTCAACGATGCCATCATTTGGATTGTTAATATATTTGGTAAAAATAGTGTTCCATTCATTATCAGAAAACTGATAATTATTAAGACGTTCTAGTTGAATTTTTAGGTTATTCACAAGATCTTGATTATTATGAATAGGCAAAAAAACATAACCTTGACCTTTCAATTGTTGAATAAGGTCCCTTTCGAGGTCAGCTTCACTTTGATATTCTTTTTGTCTGATCTTGTCAGATTTGTATTCAGCAACAACTGTAGATTCGTTTTGTTGCACGATAACATTATATTTATCCAATGTTACACCCCCTAAAATGTGAGTAGTTTGTTTCTGTAATACTCGTATTGTTCTCTACGAGCTTTAATTTCTGCTGGTAGACCTTCAGTTAATGAACTAACATAAACACTGAAATTATCAAGGATTCGTACTATTTCATTTTGGATAACCATCGGTGGTGTAGGTGTTAATATGTTTTCAATCAATGTTCTTGATAAACGTGGAACGCTTGCTTTTCTAATATTTGAGTTTATATAATCTTGTTGTGTTTGAAGAAAATAATACATGAATTTATTATTCATTGCTTTCGGATTCGTAAATACTATACAATCATCAGCCGCCCAAAAACGATCAACACTAAATCCAACTTGTCCAGCCGCTCCAGCACTAATCAAATACGTCGTTTCTCCTTCTACATTATATTCACCGTAATAACCCATAGGCGCCAGTTTATTTTGATAGACAGGGAATTCTCCATTGTCGTTTAGCTCTTTCTTAACTACTCTTTTTCCGCGTTTTATCTCAAACAAATTTTTTGCGAGATTAAATGCGACACCCTCAGGGCATAATTTAATAAGCATTGAGTCAATTTTTGGAATGCCAACAAAAAAATTAGAAAAATCAAGAAGTTGGTTGCGATAGAATTTGTATTGGATAGTCCTTGCTTCTAGCTCCGCTTCTAGCTCCGCTTCTAATGCACTAAAATTGTCCAAAATTCGAACTATCTCATTTTGGACTTCCAGTGGTGGAACTGGAATTTCTATTTGGTTAAAGAGCTTCTTTGATATATTAAATCTAGTTACACCGTTCGCGGTTTTACCAATTTGATTTCTGATTGCATCAGACCTAAATAAGTGCTTAGAGAAATCAGGAATTAGCATATCAACTAAGGGTCTAAAACCAAAGCAAAAACTATTCAAATAAATTGGATCATTAATCTCCTGGCAAACCACAGATGAAATACCACATTCATCAGGAGTCTCAGATGACCCGGTGAACAATATATCGCCCATTTGAATACTGTTTTGCTTTTCGTTATCCTCTATTTTTACGTACTCGCTGATCTCAAGATTAAGAGATATATTAGAGTAGATATTCATGTATGTTACATATTTGGCATTACCATTTTGAAAATCATTCTTTGATTTGCCCGATAACCCACCATACAAAAATCCAATATCACATAATTTCTTGTACATTACTCCATGTGGACATAACTCATTAATCAAATCATCAATTCTACTCATTAACATCACCTTCAAGTTCTAAAACAATCTGGTCAATAGCTTTTCTGAGAATTTCAGATTTTTCAGTGATGTCTTTTATTTTTTGATTCAGAACATGTATATCAATTATTTCTGATGTATCTTCTGAAATAACATAGGTATTCACTGATAAGCTATACTCTTTTGTAATGATTTCATCAACTGACACATATCTTGAAAAATATGCTTCATCCGTTTTATTACGTACACTCGTAAGGATTTTGTCTATGTTTAAATCAGATAATTTATTCTTTATGTCGTAGCGAACAAACTCTTTACTTGCATCTATGAAGTGGATTTTGTTGTCGGTCTTATTCTTACGTAAGACTAAAATTGCAGTTGAAATTGTACTTCCAAAAAACAAATCAGATGGAAGTTGAATAATTGAGTCAACAAAGTTATTGTCAATCAAATACTTTCTAATCTTCTGCTCAGCTCCACCACGATATAGTATTCCTGGAAAGCCAACAACTGCTGCAGTTCCACTTGATGACAACCAAGATAAAATGTGCATAATGAATGCATAGTCTGCTTTTGATTTAGGAGCTAAAACTCCAGCAGGTGCGAAACGTTCATCGTTAATCAATAACGGATTAGAATCCCCATCCCATTTAATTGAGTATGGTGGATTAGATACGATTGCATCAAAAGGCTTATCATCCCAGTGAATTGGATTCATTAGTGTGTCACCACAAGCCAAATCAAAGTGTTCAAAATTGATATCATGTAAAAACATATTGATACGTGCTAGGTTATATGTGGTTATATTTATTTCTTGACCAAAAAAACCTAACTTGACATTATCTTTCCCCAGAATTTTAGCAAACTTCAATAATAGTGAACCCGAGCCACAAGCTGGGTCGTAAACTTTCTCAACTTGTTTCTTATTAGGAACAACAATTTTTCCATGAGAGTCAGTATGTTTTGCTCCAAAGTCGATTAATGCTAATCTGGTTAATAATTCACTTACTTCTTGTGGAGTGAAGAATTCACCACCTGATTTACCCGCATTTGCAGCATACATACTCATTAAATACTCATATGCATCGCCGAAAGCATCAATGGTGTTATCTTCATATTTCCCTAGTTTCAAATCATTAATAGCGTATAGAAGTTTTCTTAGGCGTCCATTCTTTTCAATTACAGTATTCCCTAGTTTATTTGAGTTGACATCTATATCGTCAAATAAGCCTTTTAAATTTGCTTCTGATTCAGTTCCACTTGCTGATTTCTCAATGTTTTTAAATACAGTTTCTAATGTTGTATTAAGGTTATCGTCTTTGTCGGCAAGTTTGGTAACATTTACAAACAATTCACTGGGTAAAATAAAGAAGCCCTTTTCTTCTACAACTTCTTTTCGAGCATTTTCAGCAATATCATCGGATAGTTTTACATAACTAAAATCTCTTTCACCAGCTTCATGCTGATTTTTATCAATGTAAGATATTAGATTTTCAGAGATGAACTTATAGAATAACATTCCCAATACATATTGTTTAAAATCCCAACCATCAACTGATCCGCGTAGATCGTTTGCAATCTGCCAAATAGTCTTATGTAACTCTGCTCTTTCAACTTCTTTTTTGTTTGACATGGTAGTTTTCCCCTCTTCGGCTTCGTATGTAAATTTCATAAAAAACTAATGGATTACCCCATTGTTAAATCAAGAAACACTATTTTTTATAAAAAATACTCGCATTTGAAACTATTATACCATTCTTTAATGATTAAGTTAACCCTATCTATACGCTGAATTTTGTATCATCCAGTTTACTACTATCTTATTGATAATTTGATAGCGATGCGATTTTGTCATTGGCTTCGTTACATTTTTGTTTATTCTATTATCTAGGATTTCATTTAGGATGTCATTTTCTATTGAGTCAAGCTTATCTACTAATAGCTTATAGTCATTCACAATTCGTTTATTTAGCATAATGGATTCCTCGACTTTATCAATCTTATCCAACCAATATAACAACTCACTATCTCCTGATGAACGTGATCCAGAAGATCCAATGCGATCATAAGATACGCCTTTGTATCCAATAAGCTTCATGTTATAGAACTCCAATTTTTCCTGGAGTTCTTTTTCTTTTCTCATTGCTCTTCTCACATCGTCAATCCACTTGTAGAAGGGTTCGTTTAATCCACGATTCGAATGACTCATTTGACATCTTCCTCCTATGCTCAAATTGTTTAAGGTTGTTTTGAAGTGAATCCCTCATGAATGCGAACTTATCCTCAATGGGTGGATTAGGATTCTTTGAGTATTTAACAACATAGTCCACAGCTGATAGAACATCTTCAAACCCATAACTTCTGATGGTTTCTTCAAAGAGAATGTTATATTTGATGACGTCAAGAGAGGTTTCATCAATGTATTTGTTTTTGATTAAAGAATTAGTAATGAAATGTAATTTAGGGAGGCCGTACGGCCCTTTATCTTCTTTATCCTCTTTATCATTTTTTCTTTCTTTTTTCTTTTCTTTTTCTTTTTGTGTACTTTTGTCTACATTAACTCGGTTATTGTCAGCATTAACTTGATAATTGCTAACATTAATGCCATTTGTGTCTACATTAATCAGATTATTGTCGACAGTAATGTTTTTGTTTGTTTTATTGAAAATGCTCAATTCTAGCATCGTTTTTTCATCGAGTAACCAGTACTTATCAGCACCAGTGTTTTTTCGTCTTCGGGTAGATAGGATGAACTGTTTTTGAATCGATTTTGATGTGATCACATCGTCTTTTAATAGATCATTGTTGAAAAGACCAACCTTTCCACAGTATACAATCACCTCTTCAATATCGACTGGATTTGGAGCCCAGTTCGCACCGATACTTTTTACAAGCGTCTTTGCTAATGATGAGATTGATTTTTCTAGAAAGTAGCCATTCGCATAAATCATCGCTAAAAGTCTGATATAGATAATCTCACCAAAATAACCGAAAGCAAGATTAAGGTCTTGAATCTTTTCATCTTCAAAAATGTTCACGTCCAGAGGAAAGTATTGTAATCCTTGTTTGAATGGTCGTGCCATAAGTTTTCCCTTTCGTGAGTATAGTTAAAAACCGCCCTTTATGGGCATTTACTAAATGACACTTGAACGCCACTTCACGCCTACTTGATAACCACTTGAACACTACTTGGTGTATAGTTCACGTTTCTGTTCACAAGCATTATCGGTAAGTGTGAAGCAGCTAACAGTTGTCTCTACTTCATGTTTCTTAGAATGAATTCATCTAAGTGTTCTTGAGTGACTCGCCATTGGTTCCCAACCTTGAAAGCTTTGATTTTCTTGGACTTGATATACTTTAAAAGTGTCGGTCTTTTGACCTGGAGTATCTCTTGAAGCTCATTGATGTTATAGACATTCTCATTTTTCTTTCCGTTGTTTGTTTCCATCGTATTCTTTTAGTATCCTTTCGATGAATGTAATTCCGCCTTTATAGACGTATGTTTTGGTTGATTTGATAACTGTTCCACCAGATACCACTTTCGCTTCAACAACTCTGAAATACTTCTTATCACAGAAATCTTGAAACGGTATATTCTGCTCATCTAAAACATGGGCAGTTCTTAGAATCTTTAGTAAGACATCTCGACCGATATTCTTGAAGCGTATCACTTCATGAACCATATCTAGATCCACACAACTTGTAGTTCCTAACAAGTTATCAATGGCTTTAATCTTTGGTGTATTCATTTTGAGTGTGGTTTCTAGGACATTTGCTCTGACTTTTAGTTCTTGAAACTCATCCAGGAACTCGATTACCTTATCTGGATTCTCAAAATCCTCTATTTGATAGATGCCATAACGGATGAGCTGAGGTAATACGGTACGATATAACCAATCTCCAATCACTTCTGCGTCTTTGCGCTTAGATTGGAAGAATATGGTGGATAGGTGGTCTGCGGTAACAAAAAACATATTTTGATGCGTTTTATCGTGGGGAACGCTCACAAGCTTTATACTAGTGTCGTTCAGTTTGGTCCGGACTTCTGATACGCTTTTAATCTCAAACATGCGACAGAGATCCTTCAGGTTGAAGCAAGGTTCATCATCCACTATTGTGGCACGAACTTTGCCGTAGGCATTGTGTTCAAACTCTCTAATCATAGGTTTTCCCTTCACTTTTTCTTTTTGGTAGTTTGGAATAGCGCTGTGCTTATCTGCCACTCAAGATGATTCTTAGCTTTGCTCAATCGGTGAGCATAAATCTTCGTGGTTGATATGTCTTTATGGCGCATTAATTGCTGTGCTGCATCTAAATCTCCACCCAAGTCCAGCGCTAAAGAAGCTGCTGTATGCCTAAGGCTATGGGCAGAATACTTGGGATCATCAATCCCGATATCTCTGAGCATTTCTTTAACCACCATACTAATCATTCGTGTCCTCAGTCTTGTTCCCTGATAGGGTTTCGTATGATTAATGAAGAGTGGTTTGTATTCATCTTGTCGCTCGATCAAATATTCCTCAATCAAGCTATAAACTTCTGGAGAGAGTTTGACATACGCATCTTTCTCATCGTGACCTTTACCCATGATGTATAACACCTTGGTTTCATCCACGAAGCTGATATCATCCACATCTGCTCTTTCCACTTCAATCGTTCTTAATCCGGTTGTTAATAATAGTGCGATCAGCGCATGATCTCTTTTTCCAATGATGCTCTTACTCGCATAGCGTTTAGCTCTGTTTAATAGTTTTATAGCCGCTTCAAGAGATAATGATTCCCTCTTAAAGTCGGATTCAATCTTCATACCTTTTACACCTTCAGCTGCATTGGGTCCAAAACCTTCAATGTAGTACCATCGATAAAATCCCCTTATGACTACAATGTGTTTTTGAACGGATGCAGCTCTCAATCTGGACTTCAGTTGTTCACGATAAGCCATGACATCTTGCCTGGTTGGTAGGTTAGGCAAGCCATCAGCGAACTCAGCGAACTGGGCAAGCATCTTCCCGTAGGAACGCTTGGTGTTTTCTTTGATATCGAATCTTTGGATATAAATATCGATAATCTCTCGAAAAAAGCCCTTGTCGTCCATTTTTATCCTTTCAATGGTTTGTTATTTTTGAAATGAGTTGTATAATCGGAATTGTAGAATGGCGGTCGCTTTTCTACTGGCCAGGTTTGTACCCCAAATACAAGCTTGGCGTCTTTTTTTACTTCATCCGATTGAATTCGTTATGTTTTTTTACATGTTCACTTTCTAGTTCTAGAAATTTGATCGCATCGATCTGCAGAACATTAATGAGTTCCAATACGAGTGGAATCGGTAGTTTTTGACCCCTTCGACCACTTTCTATTTGGTAATAATAATAGTGTGAGAGATTCAACATTCTTGATACTTCTTCAACCGATAAACCCAGATTGTTTCTGTGTTCAATCAGATAAAACCTTGGTAGTGGTGTGGCTTGGTCACGATTCTGAACTTTCCCTGTTCCGTTGACAGGCATGTACTTTCCTCCTTTCATCAAATTCGATGGTGCCTTGATTATATGAGAAAGCAATCTGTCAAAAAATAACTTGGAGAAGCGAAATCACAACAGCAACAAAAAGAGTTTTCATTTGGCTGAAAACCCTTGTTTTTACGATAGAATTGATAGTTAATGTCATCAGTAACATTGACTTGTAAACATTTGTTGTGGTATCATTATTGCAAAAATATACGAATGTGAAGAGGTGACCTCCATGGTTAAATTAAACACCGAAGATGATTTTAATAATTTGTTCATCTGTGAGAATCTAAAGCGTCTACGCATCTCACACAATTTATCAACAACCCAAGTAGCTAGCGTCATAAAAAAATCCCGCCAAGGCTATCTCAATTACGAGAATGGCTCCAGGGAGATTGGAATACACGATTTAATTAAGCTTTCTCAGTTCTATGGTGTTTCGATTGATCATATAACCGGTAATCCATTCTCAAACAGAATCAATAACACGCTCGCATTCAGAACCTACGATATGATTGATAATGAGCTCAAGCAAGTCCTGCCTCACAATATCAATGCAGAAAATGATGATGTCATCCTGGTGAGATATAATGAGCAAAAGATCGACTTCTTCTGGCGCACTCAAACCTATCACAAGAATCAAGTGATGCTCTTCTCATACTATAACCGGCACTATGTCTCTAAGATATTTTACAACATAGATGGTGGAGGTTGTTTCTTTATATTTGACGAAATGTTTAACTTTACAAAAGCACAGTCAGAAAATCTCATTATACACGGCATTCATGCCGGTACTATTTCAAAGAATTTTCAAATTCCGAACTTCTTATAAATCTTACAATACGTTTGTGCCACTGGCATGTAGTTTTTAAATTTCGTTAGTGATAAACTACTGTTGGTAGGTTAGGCAGCATCACAAACTCAGTGCTCATAAGGCACGCACTTTCCCTAGGGATTGCTATGGCAATTCCTTTTTTTCTTTTTATCCTTTAGAAAGGATACCAATGAAGAAGACTACGATCGTCACCGATCAGATGAAATATGATTACTCAGCTAAAATAGCTTTTAACCTTTATATGGAGAAGCTCCTTACTGAAAGTGAATACAAAGAAATACTGTCCAGATTGAAACAACAATACAACACAACCTTTATTACATCAGAAAGCAATGAAATAGTTGGAAATTGACTTGCTATTCATTGCTTTTAGAGTGATGTATATGTACTAACCAAGGAGGTAATATTTATGCAAAACAAACAAGTCAGAGTCATACAACCAAAACCTGTGTTCGATTTATCAGGAACCATACCAAAGAACCTCAAAAAACGCGTGTGTGCCTACGTTCGAGTGTCTACCGATAATGAGGAACAGAAAACGAGTTACATTGCTCAAACGGACGAATACACCGAAAGGATTCAAAATAACCCTGAATGGACATTCTGTGGTATCTATGCAGACGAGGGCATTAGTGGTACTTCCACTAAGCACAGGAAACAGTTCAATAATATGATGGATGCTGCAAAGCGTGGTGAAATCGATTTGATCATGACGAAATCAATCTCACGTTTCGCTAGAAACACAGTTGATTGCTTAAACTACATCAGAGAGATGCGTGCAATCAATGTTGAGATATTCTTCGAAAAAGAAAACATCTACTCCTCAGATCCAAAGGTGGACTTCCTATTAACCATCATGTCATCCATCGCCCAAGAGGAAGCAAGAAACGTGAGCGAGAACGTCAAATGGAATGTTCAGAAGCGATTCAACAATAGCGTTCCAATTGTGAATCACAATCGGTTCTTAGGTTATACCAAAGACAAACGAGGTGGCAACTTAATCGTTGTTCCTGAAGAAGCTAAAATCGTCCGTGAAATCTTCCAAATGTATGTGAGTGGAATCGGACCGATGAAGATTGCAAAGCACATGGAATCCTTAGGTGCTACCACCGGTGCTGGTGCAACCAAATGGAGTATGTCCACAGTCGCAGTTATTCTTAAGAACGAAAAATACATCGGTGATTTGGTTCAACAGAAAACACTCACGGTTGATTACCTTTCACATAAGAAAGTTAAGAATAAAGAACTCGCTCCGATGTATCACACCGAGAATGCGCATGAAGCAATCATCGATAGAGAAACATTCCTCCTTGCTCAAAGGATCAGAGAGGATCGTAGCAAGGTGAAAGTTGGTAAAGATAAGAACCTGGCCAAGTACAATGTCACTTATCCATTCTCAGCATTTATCGTTTGCTCAGAGTGTGGTCGAACCTTAAAGAGACGTTATTGGAACTACGGTACACCAGCACAAAGAGTCATGCAGCAATGTGGTGGTTACATCGACGGTAAAGCTCACTGTAAGGCTAAGGCAACTTATCAAGAGATGATTGAAGGAGCGACTGTGAAAATGCTAAACGAGGTGTTTTTACAGGAAAAGGATATCATTCCAAACATCCAGAAAATCATCAAATCGACCATACGAGTTAGCGATGTTGAAATCAAGATTCAGAAGCTTCAAACACAAGGCGATGAGCTTGAGAGAATGATATCAAACCTCATTGATGTTCAAGTGAAGAATCCTAATCTTTCCCAGGAGGATTTCAATAGCAAATACCAATCATTGACCTTGCAGCTACACAATAACAAAACCGAGATTAGAAAACTTGAAGGAGAGTACTTAACGAACTACGATACACGTTCAAGACTTGCGAAGATTGAAACAACGCTCAACAATTTACTAGAACCGATTCAGGAAGTTGATAGTGACACCTTACGCTCATTTATCTACAAGATCATCTCAGTAACACCTGAAAACATCGTCTTCTGTGTGGCAGGAACCAAGAATTATACTGATAAAGAATTCTCAGAAAATAGACATACTTTTGAAGCACTAAAACCACTAGCAACTGGTACTTATCACAACGAAAAGTATGATAAGATTATGAATTATAAGGTCGTTATTATCTAATTTTTTTTGAAGCAAAATATGTTGCCTAAGACAACCATTAGGACAAAAAGCCCACAAATCGTTTATAACTTAACACTGAAATATAAAAAAAGGCTATCTCGTAGTTTGTTACAAGATAGCCAATTTTATTATTTGTTCAACAACTGAGTTACTATGTTTGAACCTACAAGATTGTCATATGAAACTTTCATCAGCACCAAATACACATGCATCACATTAGATGATGTATACATTTCTTTTTCAGAAACCCATTTCATAACTTAGAAATTTTAGGCATAGCTCCTTTAAACAAAAGCATATATGAAAGTATAACTACTCCTATAACTACAAAAACGTCTGCAAAATTAAAAATGGGATAATTAATTAGTGTAAAATCGAGAAAGTCGGTCACATAGTTCAATCTAATTCTATCGATAAGATTCCCTAAAGCACCGCCGATAATGATTGCTAAAGATAGTTTAAGGGCTACCTCTTTTGTTTTAAATAATCGTATTAAATAGTACGTTAATACGCCAACAACAATTGCTGTGAATATTATTAAAAATGCCTGCATATTCATCATAATGCTAAATGCTGCTCCCGTATTCCTTGCATAAGTTAAATGAAATACATCTTGAAAAATGGGTATAAATCCTAGCGGTTTCAATTGCGTTTCTGCAAGATACTTTGTCCACTGATCAACCCCCGTCAATAATATTATTATAAATATATATAACATTTTCTTCCCCCTTAATTTTAACTTCTGGTTTGATCTATCTACTTAAATACAATTATGCTCCCTTAGATTACAACTAGATGAAATTGTTTTTATTTGAAGAGACTAAGATTATCATAACCAATATGAACACAATCCCTTAACACATTCGAATCAAATCAACTATTTATTTTTGTAATCATATTTGAGTACTCTCATTGCGTTCAGAACTGCTAATAAAGATACCCCAACATCAGCAATCACGGCTTCCCACATAGTTGCGATTCCGATAGCTCCTAAGGCTAGAAACAGGAATTTGACTCCTAGTGCGAAGTATATATTTTGCCAAACAATCTTTCTGGTTCTCTTTGCCACAAAGACCGCAGTACCTATCTTTGAAGGTTCATCATTCATTATCACGACATCAGCTACATCGATGGCTGCATCGGCACCGAGTCCACCCATAGCTATACCGATATCAGCTCTCGCTAATACTGGTGTATCGTTGATACCATCACCTACAAAGAATAGTTTTCCCTTGCTCGATTTTTGGAGTAATAACTCCTCTACAATGTTGAGTTTATCTTCAGGCAACAATTCGCTATGAATTTCATCGATATCTAGCTCTTTTCCAACTGTATCAGCAACTAATTTCTTATCACCAGTTAGCATGACAGTTTTTTTAATGCCTAATGATTTCAACATTTTGATAGCTGCTTTTGAGTCTTTCTTTATCTGATCTGAGACAACAATATTTCCAACATATTTCCCATTGATAGCGATGTATATAATTGAACCCAAGGCAACAGATTCCTTGAATTCAATACCTTCTCTTTTCATCAACCTAGCATTCCCTATTGCAATGACGTCATTTTGATAGGTTGCTTTCACACCGTGTCCAGATATTTCTTCAACATCAGTTATTAAACTTTGATCAATTTGTTTATTGTATTTATTGACGACTGAGACAGCGATAGGATGATTAGAAAAACTTTCCACATAAGCTGCTTTTTCAAGTAACTCTTCTTGTGTTGCACCATTTGCTGTATTAATTTCAGTCACCGTAAACGTTCCTTCAGTCAATGTGCCAGTCTTATCAAAAACTGCAATCTCAATGTTATTTAATGCTTCTAGGTAATTCCCACCTTTAACTAAGATACCATTTCTTGATGCAGCTCCAATACCGCCAAAGAAACCAAGCGGAATAGATACAACGAGTGCACATGGACATGAAATAACTAAGAATATAAGTGCTCTATAGATCCATTCCTCAAAAGTTGCACCTTGTATAACGAGTGGTGGTATTACCGCAATCAAAACAGCCAACGAAGTGACAATTGGAGTATATACTCGTGCAAATTTAGTGATAAAATTCTC